ACTTTCATCAAATGATAATGTTGGGTCATCGAACATATTTAAACAACTTAAGAATTCACCTAAGTCATAAATGCCAAATTGATATGGCCATTCGTATGGTGCTTCAGGCATAACATTGGATTTTGCCATAAGAGTTTTTGAGGTAGACATTGAACGTATCATACCATCTTCACCAAGAGCAATGTTACTATTAATCGTTTGGAAGTTGCTCAATACTTCTTTTATTTCATTACTAAGTTTCATTATATAGTACTCCTACTAATTAAAATATTTAAATCATAAAGTTGTGCATTAACATCAACTTTGCCTAAATTTGGTAAACTATACCAATCTCCCATTCCAATAAATTTTTCTGTTGGAAATAGGAAAGTTACATCAAAACCTTGTTCTTTTTGTATAGGCCAATATAATTTGTCATAATCAATTGAACCTCTTTTAGTATAAATTTCACCAAACCATTGTTTAACACATGACGGCATTATGCCTTCATTCTTTTCAAGCCATAACATTTCAGTGCCTTTAATATCCATTTTTAAAATTGTTGGCTTATATTTTTCAATCAATTTATCGATATTAAAGTTTGGTACTACCACTTCTTGATTTCTCAAAACCTTTTGGCGTTTACTTGGATTTGATTGACCATTGCTACTACCCAGTTCTGCATCCTCTCTAATCCAAAATGAATGTGTATCATCATCAGATGTAGTTGCAGCCCCATGAAATATTTCGAAATTAGACCTATCAGGTAAATTATTTTCTCGATAAAATCTTATATTATCTTCAAAGGCATCAATACCTATGTATTGTTTTATTGGAGAATCTTTTAACCAATATTGGAATCCACCAACATTACATCCTAAATCGAGAACTACTGTATCTTCATTTAATTCAAAGTCTCCATAATTCCTTATGCAATCTCTTATCATTCTTCTGTCAATTGCATGTCTTACTTTTAAACCACGTAAGTCAATTCTCTTCGCCATTATTTTCCTTTAAGTCATGTTCATTCATTGCTAATAAAGTATAATGCATAATTTTCATTAAATCTTCCTTATTAGCTCCATTCTTTTTGCCATATCTTGACGCATATTTTAATACATTGCCAAGACAAAAATCTAATCCTAAGCCGCTAGATGAGATTAAATCCATACTTTGTACACCATTAGGTGATGAATAATGTTTAGAGTAAGTACCCTCAACATATTTAGTTAACTGTTTTATGTTTTCAGCTTCGTTAAATTTCATTTTATTCCCGCTAAGGTTAAAAATGTTGTCAATTTCATCACTTGTTATATTGTGAAAATTCACTATCTTTTAATAAAATCAATTTCATAATAAGAACCTTCGTAATCAAATGTAATAGTTGAGTGTGAGTATTCATTTGATGCAGAAGACTTTTTACGTGTCTCAGTCTTACAGACCATAGCTGTAGTTGTACCTACTTTGCCTTCAGCATCTTTAGCACCAATCATAGCACCAACAACAGCGCCAGGAACTCTACCACCATCGTCATCTATAACATCACCAACAACTGCACCAAAGATTGCTCCCCAAAATGCACTATTAGCAATGTCTGCATTGCCTACACTTACTTGTTGGTTTTGACATACTTCAACTGAATATGGTTCTAAATAAACAACTTCACGATAGTGGTCTTTTACTACTGCACTATGTGTGATTGTACCCGCCATAACATGTGTTCCCATCATTATTAGGAAACCAGTCATAAACCATCCAAATCTTTTAATTTTTTCTATTCGTTTTTCTTGCATAAGTTATTTCTCCATTTAAATATAGTTATATTATATCATAAAAACTGGCCAAAGTAAACAGATGGGTTGCAAATTAAACTGCAACCGCATCTGAAATTTTAGCCACTAATTGTTTAGTGTGTTTTTTAGTTTTGTTGAACTTTTTAAATTCATTCCTAATGTCTGAAATTGTTTCAGTCTTTTTAGGTTCAAATTCAGTATCAACATGTTTTTGTCCAACTTTAATAATGAAATAATCATCGTAACCTTTTGTTTTATTCCAATGACTATGACCATTTTTTCTCCACTTCTTTATAACCTCTTTAAAGTCAGGGTCATTTGAACCAAACTCAGTAACATCCCAATAACCTTGACCAAATCCAGAAGCATTTTCAGCTAAATGGAAACCAAGTATTTTAGCACCAGTAATTTCTTTAAGTCTAATTAAAAGATTTTTGTATAAATCTCTAGTGTTTGAGCCTTGAACCAATTTACCATTAAAGTTAACTAATGTGTTTGAACGATGAGTTTTAACATCTGCATATTTGTCATCATTAATGTGTATTGAATCTGGGTAACCATCAGTCAAAATCATTATATTTGTTTTTTGAATTGCATGTTTTTTCTGAAAAGCTTTAGTAAGTTTAGCTGCTAAAATCGTAGTTTGAATAAGTGGAGTTGAACCCATTGAATCGATTATAGCAAGTGCACCACCATGTAAGTAATACTTACGACTTCTGCTATATGAATGTGCTTTAGACAAAGCCCATGATGTTGAAATAGCTTCTTCAAAAGTTTTAGTATTCATATATGATGAAAACATTTCAACAACTTTAATCCTAGTTAAATCATCAAGCTCATTACCTTTAACTTCAATCTCATCTTGAAGTTCGCTACCATACCAATGTGAAGTTGTAAATGAATAAACTTCAAATGGAATGTTAACTTTTCTACAAAACATTGCAATCGTAATTGCTTGGTTAGTTACATCTTCAATAATATCACACATTGAACCAGAATAATCAACGAACATCATAATTCCGTGTGATTTAGCTTGTGCCAATTGAGTAGTTGTAAGGAATATGTCTTCTGAAATTTTATATGAATGAAGCTTTAATGGGTCAAGTTTTCCAGACTTTGCAGTCGTAGCTCTTGAATATTCAAAAGCAGCCTTTTTTCTTTCAAAATCTTTAGCTAATAAGTTAGCTGTTGAGTTTAATTCAGGCTTTGAAGTAATCCAATCTGCTTTAACTGCTTCGTTCGCATAAGCAGAATATTCTACATCTGATTCATGTTCTGCAATCCATTCCATTCTTGCTGCTTTTGCTTCTTTATAAGAAAATACAAGCTTTTCTAAATTTTCTTCTGTAATACCTGCAGAATATTTAGATTGCTTAGACTCATCACGATCTGTTTTTGTTTCAAGTAAATCTTTTTCATTTTCTCTAAACTTATCGTCAGTCCAAGTTTCATGTTTTGAATCTGTTTTAATTTCTTCATCAGCACCTGTTGAATCTGATTCTTCTTCTTCAGTACCGCCATTTGAACCTTCACCTTCTTGGTCCATTTCCTCATCATCTTCAGGAGCAGTAGTACCTTCAGGGTTTTCAGTTTCAACTTCATCATCGCCGTCCATGTCATTAGAAGGAAAATCAGCACCTGTACCTTCAGGTTGCTCTTCTTCCTCTTCTGCATTTTCTTCAACAAAAGCATGTAATTTTTCACAAACATTAACAACGTCATCCCAAGTTTTAACTTCCATAGCTTCTTTAACTAAAGGAGACTCTTCATCAGAAAATTCAACTGGAACATAACCTCTACCTTTTGAAGAAACATTAAGCCTGTCCATAAGACCAGCTTTGTTAATGTCTCTATCATCGGTACCAAATAGGTTATCATCAAAAAGTTTAGTATAACCTAATTTGAATCTTCTAACGATTCCAGGATATGTTTCCTGAATCATACGTTCAATTCGAATATCTTCAACAATATTTAAATAAGCTCTAGGGATATGCTTAATTTTCTTTTCAGAATCGTGCCATCCATCAGCTGGAGTATAAAGAGCATGACCAACTTCATGTCCAACAAGTAAGTCATAAACATCTTTTCCTTTGTCAGCCCAAAGTGGTAATCTTAATACTCTATTTTCAACATCAAATGAAGCTGTTGAGTAATTACCATGTTGAACTGATAGGTTCTCTTTAGCTAATAGCTTGGCTAAATATTCTTGAGCAGATAAATTCATTATTATTCGTCCTCCCATTCATCATTAAAGTTACCATCAATTTCAACTTCAGGCTCAACTTCAGGCTCTGGGTTATTAATTGTAGCATCAACTTTTTCATATAAATCTATAAAAGCAGCTTTAGTATCTTCATCAAATCTGTTAACACATAAAGCAATTGCTTTTTCACGTTTGTTGAAAATTGAAAAAGTTTGAACGATGTGGCATAATCTACGAGTTGAAATAACTTCGTCAATACCTTCATCATAAAATGTTTTTCTAATAGCATCAGCCCAGCCAACTAAAAGCTTAGCAAATTCTTCATCAATTGTTTCGAATTTTTTCATATGCTTCATAACAATTTTTTCTTCAGTTTTAATAGCTGGGAAAGTTTGTTCAAGCGTAATAGTAAATCTTTCAAGGAAAGCATCATCAATAATAGTAGCACCTGAGTATCTACCATCTTCTGAACCTTTACCTTTTGTGTTAGCAGTAGCAATAACATTAAAACCGTCTTTAGGTTCAATGACTTCACCAGTCTTTTTAACTAAAACTGGCTTACCTTCAAGAACTCCTTGAAGACACATAATTTTATTAGTACCTCTATCAATTTCGTCAATCATTAAGATTGCTCCAGCTTCCATAGCTTTAAGAACTGGTCCTTTTTGGAAAACTGTCTCACCTTTGATAAGACGGAATCCACCGATTAAATCATCTTCATCCGTTTCAGGAGAAATTTGAACTCTAACATATTCACGTTTAAGTTTTGCACATGCCTGTTCAATCATAAATGTTTTACCATTTCCTGAAAGTCCAGAAACAAATGTTGGATAAAACATTCTTGACCTAACAATTTTTAAAAGTTCTGTAAAGTTACCCCAAGCAACAAATGTATCATCAAAAGCAGGAACATAAACTTCATCATTTGAAACTGAAGCAACCGCAGTGCTAAATGACATTTCAGGGTCTTTTTTAGCTTTAGCTGACTTAGGCATTAACATTGATAAATCATAAGTACCTCTTGAAACTACTGGGCATTTTTCTCTATATTTAACAAATGTATAAGCTGACCTTGGATTTTCTCCAATATCAGATGCAGCCTTTTTAATTTCGGTTGTTGTAAAATGAACCCTGCCTGGGTAATCATTCATTAATTTTTCTATCGCTTTATTCATAATATATATTTTTTCCTTTTTTTATTATTTAATAGTACTATTATACCATAGTTTGGTGGTTTCGTGTAAGAACTTATGGGTCCA